AGAAGCCATATCAAAATTTTCATTCTTTTTGTTAATAATGTAATTTCCCGACACTATATCAAATAAATTACTAGAACCATAGATTAATCTTTTAACAGGATTTATACCAGTAACAAATTTATTGGTCCATCTAATACTAGTCCAATCGCCTATAGTATTGTAAAAAGCCTGAGAACCGTCAGCTAAGATTTTTCCTATGTCTGGCATTGATACATAGTCAAACGCACTTACAGGTGTGTCGAATAAAGTAGTTAAGGGTAGGAAAAACATTTTACCCTCAAAATTATCTAAAACCCAAACACAACCACCAGAATCGCACGCAATTGCACCTATTTGCTGAATGTAATTGCCTGTAATAAGATTTTGTGAAAAATCTTTTCTGGTTACTATTCCCTCAGGAGATATCTTAGTAATAGTTTTTACATCTTCATTCATCCACAAGCTTTGCGTTAAGTCTATTGTTATATTCCCTACAGATTTAAATCCGTATATAGGAAATCCGCTTACTAGGTTAAAATTTTTATCCCATTTATACAATATATCGTCTCTTTGTGATAATTCATTGTCTTTATCTGTTAAGTTTGCTGCTACTGCCCATATGTTGTCTACTTTATCAATTAAAATTTCCTGAATAGAATGTAGAGGGGTAATAGGAAATGCACTTAGTAGAGTTCCCTCTGAATTATATTTCATTAAAAATCCACTAACCGGGTGAGAGTAGCTTACCCATATATTATTTTCTGTATCAGTATCTACACATGTCGGTAAAAGTGAATTTTCACCAACAAACCCACTAAGCTTATCTTTTAAACTCATATATAGATCACTATCTAAATATTCAACATTTTGCAAATTAGGTTCAGCACTAGCTGTCATCATCATCAAAGACTGATCTATTTTTATAGTTTTAACTGCATCATACAAAGTAACCCAAACATTGCCTTGGCTATCTGTTGTTAAATAAGATGGCGATGCACTATCTAAATCTCCCAACAAGTTAGTAACCACAGGTAGCTGTATACTTCCGTTGTACACAGGCATAGCAGATAAGGAGAAGCTATTAATTACATTTCCAGATACTCCCATTACTAATATTCTATCTAAATCTGCATCTGCTATCCAAATTTTATCCTTTTCTCTAGGTCTAGTATAATGTACAGGGCTTACAGTAATAGGAATAGGAGAACACAGAGATACTGTATAAGTGTCTATCAGGCCGCTAAAGTCTATATTTACGGAATCGTAATCACAATTATTATAAATTGTCTGTTTTGTTACTCTGGTAATATTATTGAGTCCTGGCTGACACACATATCCAAAACCAAATCCTGAATTATATGCTGGTTTATCCAGAATACATAAAGTAGCGCAAAGTTGAACAGTTTTAGTTTCCTTTGGAACTTCTAAGAGACCGGCAAAATAACTTCCACCTCTATACATAGGTACGCTAGTATCTTTGTAGAATTTTGCATCTATTACTTTTACGGTGCTGTAGGTTGGTGTAAGTGTATAACTATCATTTCTAACAAAAGTTACTAAGTCTAAATTTATTTCATTTATTTCTGTAGGCTCAGTGCCATCATACTTAAAGGCTGTTATAGGCGGATAGCACTTTGTAGTATAATAATCATTATCCTTTAACGTGACTATAAAAGGAATTTTTGTATTTGCCCATTTTATAGGATATATATTAAACGAAAATATATTTTGAGCAGAAAGCGGTCCTATTACCTGTCTATTACCCTCAACTGTTATTCCGTTGCTAGTTATTTCAAGTAAACCTGCAGGATTAAATATACTTTTTATTACTTTGACGTCTGGCTTGGTGTTAAACACCCCATAAGCAGGAAAATCAACACTAGGGTATAGATTATTTTCTATGTTAAATTTATCAATAAATCTTCTAGTATCTAATGAAGCATATAAAAACACTACTGAGTTTACATCTAATGTAGAAGGTGTTTGATCTATAAAATGTAATGTTTTAGTTATACCTGTTTCGCCAGATGTACCACAAAACTCTGTATTAGGTTTGTAGTAATTGTATAGATTTAAAGTATAATCCCAGCTAGTTCCTAATCTTACTTTTTCTGCAAAAACACTAACTGAGCTTGTTGTAGTAGAATCTACCAACTTAGTATTAAAAACATCTTCATTAGTTTCTTCTATTTCAACAAATCCAAAAAAGTTTTTTAAGTGACTATATTTGTTAGTATAGTAAGAAACCGGAGATAGAAAATCACTTCTACTTCCAGATGCGTATAGATTAATTGTATATTGATTGTCAGGTACAAATTTATCGAATTGCCAGGAATTTACTCTTTTAATATTTAATGGCTTGCTCAACTGCCCTGCTGGTAGCAGGTACATGCCCTCTTCATTTGTAGTTAAGTTGTCGAACAATATCATATCCGGTAGAACATTAAGTGCTGTTACCGTATTTGTTGTAGTTCCCTTAAATGTACTAAGCAAATAAACATTGCCATAGCCGTCATACACAGATGCCGTTACTTTGTAGACCCCTGGCCATTTATAATAATGCGATGCACTCGGACCAACTATCTTAGTACCGTCCCCTAAATCCCAATAAATTTGATATTGACTGTAATTATATATATTAAAATTTGGATCTTCTAGATTTAAAGTAAAATAAAATGGTGTATTTTTAAGAGTATAACTTACAAACTTAGTACTTGCATTGGCATTATCAAAGACTGTAACTTTGATATTTACAGCTGAAATAGAGGTCATTATTAGTACTCTCTTAAGCTAGCCTCTTGTGCATCTGGGGTTACTACTCTAATATAATCTAATAAATTAGTTAAATTATAAAAATAAGGAATTTTAAAATAAGATAATTTAATAGGCTGTGTAGTTACTGATATATCCTCCTTTGAGGTACTGTAAACAGGATTCCACAATAATAAGCTCAAACCCGTAGAGGTTACTGCCTGGTCATTCACTGTTCTAGTGGTTACGACTGAAGTTACACCTTCTATATCCAGAATTTCTCTTGTAAGTAAGTCTACATCTATGCTTTGACCAAGCTTATTATTCATTACATCAAAATACTCGTTAAAAATATTAAACACCTTTTGTTTAATTTCTATTTCATTAAATCTACTATTTGGCGACCTGCCTACAACTAAAAATGTTTCATTTGCAATGTCCGTGGTTAGAAGTTTGTTGTTTATCTCTTCTGGAGTACCAACTCCCAGACTTACAGCAATGTAAACTGGATCCATTATAATAATTTCAGACGTCATCATTTTTACGTCTTGCAATGCGTTGATAATATTAGATTTTAGACCTGTTGCTAAAAAGTTAGTATTTACTTGTAAGCTGTTAGTTTTTTGCAGCTTAGGAACTATATAAACATATACATTGTTAAAATCACAGCTATCAGCAAAAGTAAGCTGATTAAATGCTACTCTAGAATCTTGGTTTGGTGATTTTAATCCCAAATTATAAAGATATCTAACATGTTCTGCTAGATATTCCCAGTTATTTACAACCTTCACATTATTTATAATATTGCTAAAATTTGCATTTATATAATTGGTAAAGTCTTCTGTTGTTATAAGTCTGAATTGTGATTTAAATGTATTAGAAGAATTTTTTCTTATACTATCGACATTTTCTACTGTTTTAAAAGTTGTACTTGCTAGCTCATTGCTAAAATTTAACAAACTAATTTGATTACTGTTTAGGGTATTTAAATCTTGAGATATGCTAGGATATATTTGATTGAACTGAACCGTATTAAATAAAAATAAGGAGTTGCCGTTTATAACATTAGGTCCTATTTCACCTCTACTACCATCGCTCTTTAAATAGTAAATAGCAACTACATCACCTGTTTGAAGTTTTTTACCTGTAACGTCATCACCAAATTTTAAAACATATCTTTGATTTTCGTTTAATCTGCATTCATAACTAAGACTAGGAGGTGCTTCTAAGTATAAAGTTTCAACCCTGTTGTATTGATTCCACTGTAACGTTTTAGAATTGTACACATATACGTCTATAGAGGAATGATCTAGTAATTCATTATTACCGTTTTCATCAACAACAGCAAGTGTTATTTCTTCGAATGGTTCTCCGGTAGCTACATATAGAGGGTACTCTTTAAAGGTTCCTTGATATAATAAATTAGAATCTGTCAATTGATCTAAATCTTCTAAACTATCAGAATTTTTTATAAAGGTAGCATCCTTTTGAAAGCTGTAATTTATTCCGTTTACAGTAAGATAGGAATATCTTGGAATTGTATATACTCCTTTAGGTAGCTCTGCATCTGCACTACAATTAAAGGGTAATATGCTAGTTTGATTGCCTATAGGATTGTATCCTAAAGTTTTAACAATCTTGTTCATGTTTTCGTAAAGCTGGGCTTGTGAAAACAAGCTTTCACTACCAGTTTTGTTTAAGTAGAATAATAAAACATGATAACTGTACGCTATTACATCCAGCAGACTATTAAAGTTACTACCTTCAAATATTTGATCAGTAAAAACACCTCCCTCGCTTAATCTTTGCTGCATCAACTGTTTTAAAGATACCGCGTCAAATGCAGCATAAGCATTAAATGGCAATGTAAACTGATTTCCTATAATTTGATTGTTGATACTCATTTTTAGTTGAAGTAATATCCTGATTCAGATAATGTTCCTTTCAGTGATATCACAGTATTATTTAAAGCTGGAACGTTTAATAGAAGGTAAATATTGTATTGATTATTATCATAATCAATCTCTACATTAATATTCTTTACTTTAACTCTAGGTTCGTATTTGTTTAAACCTTTAAGAATAGTTTCGGCCATAAGTTTTCCGTTTATTTCGGTAAGACCTGTAAATATAAATTGCTGTAAATTCAACCCAAAAGTTGGATTTAGTATCTTTTGGCCAGGCATGGTAGTGAACAAGTTAAAGATGCTATTTTTAATAGCATCTATATTTTCGGAATTCTGTATATCTTTTATTTCTCTTTTCTTTAAAAGCTGGGTATTTTTGGTGTAGTTTGTCTCTACATCTAACCTCAAATCATTAAACAATACTCTTGAACTAAGTGTTGTCGATAAAGATGTTATTTTTATTGCGGCCATTAAATTATTTATAGATTATTAACATTTCTGAAAATAAATAATAATAACATAAGTATATATATGGGAAGATTTACCGCACTTTACGAGTCAGCCATTCAACGCTTTACAAGAGGCGGGTTCTTAACCGGTGATCTTGTAAAGTTTACAGATAAAGCATTTAGCGATGATTTCTTTAAAAAGCAAGCTCCGAATTATATGGATAAGGCTAAATCTTTTGCTAGTAGTGGTAGAAACATTAGAGTTAGCGCCGTTAAGGCGGTTAGGCCGA